AATCCAATCTCAGCCCAACCGTAGAAGCCAGCGCGTTGCTGACGATGCAGAGAGGCATCTTCGTAAACTTGAACTTCCTGCTTGATAGGCATAATAAAGCTATCATTTGCGGAAAGGTCCAAACCTACTACCAACTCAGGGTCAGTACCGTTGAGACTACCACCAAGTTGGTTGCTGTAGAACAACTGGTATTCTTGGCCTTCGCCAAGCTCATCAATATCGTGCAGGTTTACACCAAATACACGAGTAAGAGGAGCACCATCATCGCTAGAATTGTAAATCTCGCGACGAGTTACTTCGTCAACTTGGTCGATACCCCAGTTACGGATATCTTCGATAGCTTCTGGAGACAGGTAAAGGTCACTCAAGCGACCCGGAGCAGTTACGCTGTTACCGCCACCGTTTCTGCGCATAACGGTTTTCATCAAGCTAACAAGACGCTTGGTGAATTGACCAGCGGCAGCATCAGCATCGAACACCAAGATGTTACGATCAACAGCAGAAGCCAAAAGTGTGTGCCAGCCGTCATCGTTAATTTTCTTAACGAATGAAGCTTCAAGCACTTGCATCGCACGACCAACAACATTCCAGTTTGCTTCTCTAGCGTATTTCAGCAAGAAGTCAATTGAACTTGAAATGCCGTAAGTGTTGATCATGACGTAATCACCTTCAACGTGACGCTCAGGAATGCGTCCGTTTCCGGGATTGGTGTAGGCGATATGATCGCCTTCGGTTCCGGGAGCCAAAAGATCCAATGGAAACTCTGGGCTTGCTCCCGGCTCAAGAGGCATTGTCTCATAAATATTTGTTACGACATCGCCAAACAAAACACCTTCTCTAAGTGGTGTTTCAAGAGCTTTAGCAATTTCTCGCTGCGCTTCGATAGCTACAGCTTTATCAGAACTACCAGATCTTTTCAAAAGACTGATAAACTCTTCTGATGGTCTTTGTTTTGTAGACATGTTATATTCTCCTATTGTTAGTTTTTACAGATTAGTGTTTGGAAGGTCGATAAATACTTTAGCGTATCCGTCCTCATCCACACCACTCAAGAAACGACCAACAACTCTGGTCGAACCATCAGCGTCAGTATCATCATTTGAAAGATCGGAAACAGAAAGATTGCCGCTGTGCGCCAAGAAAGCGGCATCGCCAGCGCTTGGGCTAGTACCTTCAAGGTTGTTGGTTACAACATAACCCTTTTGAAGAAGCGTAACCTTTCCGCCTTTTTGAACTTCGTCTTTGTGCTGGTTCAGGTGTTGACGAGTAAGGTCAATATTAACCATATCGTTCAACAAAAGTCCTACAGGAACTTTTCCTGAAGGCGAGCCAGCATAAGTCACCAAAGCAGAGCCTTGGTCCATTGCAGCACCAGAACCACCAGTGCTAAGAGCTACAACACCGCCGCGAGTAGCAGCTTCATTCATAAAAAATGAAATGTCAGTTTGAAGCGTACTTCTGTCAGTTTTAAGAGCCATTATGAATCTCCTTTATAAAATTACTTATTTTGTTTAGGCACAGTTTGTAAAACAGAACCAAGCCACTCGCTCGCTACGCTGCGAAGAGATTCTGCTGGGTCTTCTTGTTCGTCTAGTTCCGCGATAGCAACTTCCTCTACCGGCTCTACTTGCTCAAGAGCTTCTTCGCCAGCTTCAGCGGAATCAAGTTCCTCTTCTGCTTTTGCTTCTTTGTCTTTGACGGCCTTTTCTTGCATCTTCATGGCCTTTTCTTCTTCTTTTTCTTTTTCGTCATGCTTGACGGCTTTTCTTCGCATGGTTGTCATAGCAGCAAGAACCTTATCAAAGGTAGCATCATCTGCATCTTCAAACTCAGCCAAAGTAGCTTCAGCTTCTTCTGCTTCAAGACCAAGATCTTCAAGCTGTGCTTTGCGCTGCATGTTGGCTTTGTCTTTTTTCATTTTGCGAAGCTCTTCCATTTTTTCTTTCATATCATCAGCCGCTTTTGAGATAGCCTCATCTTTCTCTTTCAGGGCTTTTTCTTTGTCTTTAATTGCTTGGTCTTTCATCTTAACGGCTTCAGCCTGTTCAGCGATGGTAGCTTCAAGCGCTTGAATCTTTGACTCAAATTCTGCTTGTTGCTCTGCGACCACTTTTTCTTTCAAAGCCTCATTAGCAGCTTTAGCTTCTGCCAATTCGGTTCGCAAATCAACGATTTGCTTGTCTAGATCTGACATATCGTTCTCCTTGATTGAAGATATAGTTAAAATTTGTGCCTCAGATTCGTCGAAAAATCTATTTCCTTCCAATATCACACTACGAGGATTAGCAGGTTTAGAAACAAGCCCTTTACCAGAGAACGATAAGTTTCTCAGAAGTCTGCCAACTCTGTAGTCTTCGTACTTTCCACTTCCACCATAAGATCTTAGGTGTTTAGTAAGAAAAGCGGAACTTTCTTCTCTGGGTACGACCCTAGTGCCGCCATCCTTATCTACTAAAGCGTAATCAAAATTAGGAAATAGACATTCCATAGAAACGAACCATTTGCCTTCTTCGATTTCTGCTAGTATTTTTTGTATTCTTTGTCTTTGATCTACATCGCTCCATTCTTTATAAATGACGGCGGTAGTCAATATATTAAATTCTGTAGGAGGATTTTCTGTTTCTTCGGCTATCGCGTTGCCCTGAAAGTCAACAACACGATTACCAGTTATATGGCCTATAATATCTTTTTCATTATGCATGAAATTGAAAGGCTTGTCTTCTGGGGTTGTTCTAGCCGCAAATGTTTCTTTTGGATCAAATACGTCATCGTTTTTATTCCAGCCGGTACTAACCAGCACAGATTCTAAATAAAACAAATCTATTTGATCTTTATTTTCAGAAGCCTCAGAAGCTATGAGTTTCATAGACTCTTTCTCTTCTGTAGATGGGGTAAAGCACTTTGCAACACCGCAATAGGCTACGCTATTGGTAGATGATAACAGGTCGCCTAGACCATCTTCTATTTCTGCTTTATAAATTTCCATAAAAATACCTCCGAAAACTTATACACAAATTTTTTCAATAATAGAATTTATTGCTAAAAATTGGACATTTCACCGAATGTAGCAGAGTATATAAATCTCATCTCAGAAGTATTAGGATCTCTTTTATTGCTCTTTATAAAGTCTTGCTTTTTAGCCTGAGCCAAATCGTGAAATGCTTGAGAAGGCTTGCTTTTATTGTCTATTAGCTGTTTTACTACAGCTTCATCAATCTCCATAAAAGGCCGCATTCCGGTCAATATACAAAGCTTCAGGTGTTCTAGCTGGTCAACTTCAGCTTTATTTAGACTTCTGACATTCTTTTTGTCAAAATGCGCCAAGGCTACGGGAGATACTATTTCAGATATTTTTGCCTGAGCCTCCATAGCCCACAAAGTTTTAGCTGTAGCATCAGAACTTCTCGGCAATACCCTTTTCTCCTTACGTTTTTGTGTGTCCTTGGAAAACTTTGGCCTACCATTTTCGTTTACAGGTTCTGTGTTTTCATTATCAAGAGGAAGCTTTCTAACTTCTTCTTTTACAGGCTCTTCTACAGAAACTGGAGGAAGCCCTAAACTCTCAAGATATTCACCGTTATCTAAAACATCTTTTGTCATGGCGATTTTAGCAACATCATTTTTGTGCTGCGGATTATGATAAGGGCTAGCCTTTTTCGGGGCAGATACATCGTTTGTTCTTTCTCTTTCCTCTCTTCTTACTCTGACCCTTTCAATGCTAGGTATTTCTCTGAATCTTTCAAGAAGCGTTTCTTGCGATATAATATCTCTATCTGCAAGGTCCATAAGAAGCTTTTTCTGAGCAGCTTCATCAGAAAGTACAATGGAATCAAAGTGTATCTCAGCAGGAAGTCTGAATCCCATAGCCTTTTGCACCATTTTAATTTCGTGCCTCCAGAACTGAGAAAGAACCTCTCTACCGTATTCTAGTCTTTCGATCAGCGTTTTCAACGACACGTAATTATTTGTATATCCGCCACTACTGCTAGCGCCAGTCAAAGTCGGAGGAATGCCAAGTCCCGCATAGATGCTTGTTAAAACAGGCTGATATTTCTCAGAACCCAAGAATCTGTAAACCTGAGATTGGCTTTCTGTAAATTTAAGCTCTGGACCCCAAACCAAATCCATCGTACCGCCGCCAACGTTGCTAGCAAGAATATCTCTTAGCTTGTTAATAGCTGCTTTAGTTGGAATAATCTTGTGATCCAAGTCACCAACTGTCCACAATCTAACATTTGATATAGCGCCATCCAGAGCAGCGATATCTGCAAGCTTCATCTTTTCTAGCATAATAATGTCGTCAAGAATAGCATAGATCATTGGATTTGCCCAAAGTAGCCAATCGTCCTTTTTATAGTAGTACATTTGAACATTGTCAGGATCTAAGGGAATTTTTCTATCCCCAGATTGCAATCTCTTTTGTATATCTAGTGGTAAAGTTTTAAATATAGTATTTGGACTATTGTCAGTTTTAACCAATTGCTCATAACTATTTTTAGATATGTTTAACAAAAATTCTGGCTTGCCCACTATGTAAGATCCATTGTTTTTTATATCAATCGCAAGTGGATTTAAGAAATCGTAAGACCAAGGTATTTCTCTTTTGAGAAACTTTAGTGGCTCAATTTTTACATCTGCGGCCAAAGAGTTTCTAAGATTTCTTTCTTGTTGTTTGTTGATTCTAGCGGTGCGCCTACGCACAACAACATTACCAGTTCTGTAAAGATAATTTAAAAATCTCTCAGATCTATCTACGCCTCCAACCTCTTGCCACCACTTTCTATAAAACTTTTCAATAGTTTTGTTAGGGTGAACGATAGCCAAGCCTTGTGAAGCAAAGTCGCTCATCAAGTCAATAACATTTCTGATAATTCCGACCTTATCGTAAGCCTGCATACATTGTTTGATTATTCTTTTCTGACGATTAGAGACAGATTCTCCGGGACGAAAGTTGTCATAGTCAGATCTAAGAAAAGAAGTTCTAACTGAGCGATTTGGCTCTATATCTATATAGCTAGTTCTTCTTCCGTAAGCCAAAGCTTTTTGAACACCATCATAAGCTTCTACATTATCTGAAGTTTGGGCGTAAGCTTCCTGTCTTTGTGAATCGCTGTCCCAAGTGCGATAAAGCGAGTCTTCGTTTGTCATTTGCATTAATCTCCAGACAATAGTATTGTTAATATGATTGATATTATGTTATACACAAATTAGTATATATCTTGCACTTTATCTGAAAACCAAGATGGACCATAATACATTTTTTCATTATCGTACTTAGCAGTATTATCTTGCTTTGCAAAACCACCGATAGCGCCATACTCTATAACGTCTTTTTCTATGGACAAAGATCTAGCAGACATATTAGCCATAATCAAAGACGAATACCTATCTTTTCTCAGTCTGCTCTTTTTTCCTGCTGCAACTTTTACTTCAGGAGTATCCCATCTTTCTCTACCAGTAGCGGTCTGGGTCATGACTATCATAGATAGCTCATCTTTAAGCTCTTCTATTTCCATAACGCAATCTTCTAGTGTGTCGTATTTTCTATTTGCAATTTTGTCATCCTCGATAGAAAGACCTATACTAACAGAATCAAAATAAGGAAACAAAACAATTCTATCCTCAAAATCCTTTCTCAATCCATGATTAGCCTCTGCCAACCAATCCGCCTTGGCAAACTGGCAAAGCTTTAGTATATGCAAACCAGCCTTGTGATCTGTGTCCTTTTCTTTTTCCTCTATAGTTGGATAAATAGGAACCTCGCCCTCTCTTATCTTGTCTCTGTCCTGCAAAGCCTCCATGACAGCTATACCACCACCCTGAGCGTCTAACGCTATCTCAGCGCAAGGAAATACTTTCATGAGGTCACGTATCTTTTTAGCGCAGTATGAGTAGAAGTCGTCTTCATCTACTATTTTAGATTTAAGCTTGTCTTTATGTTGCTTTCTGTTTGTTGTCCAGCAATGCACAATTCTTCTGTGGTCTTCATTTATCTCCATAACAACTATACTGAAGTTATCGACTTCAGAAGCGGGGTCAACTCCAAATACATACTTCTTTTTTGGATTGCCTTTTAGCATTGACTCAAAAGAAACTTCTCCAGAAGGAAAGCTGATCGGCTTGGTAGGAGATGTGCAACAAGACTCTATGAGGCTTCTTTTGAAAAAGCCTTGACTATCTGTAGTAAAGCAAGCGCCGTATTCCATGTTGAATATACCAGAGTGTATAGTGGCTTTTGCCCTAGCAACCTGTCCAGAATCCATAAATCCATCAGGAAGCTTATCTACCGGTATCCTCATAACAGAATACTCTTTCCAGTTAAAGTCCCCCGGAACTTCGCCGTTAAAGACTTCTTTTAATTTTGATTCTTCACCACCGCTGTTTACTATAGCCCTATATCTCTTCCAATAATCTGCAAAATGGTTAAAGTCATAATAAGCCGTACCAGACAAAATAATTTGGTTGGATTTGTCTTGTGGAGAATCTGTGATATCTTCTAGTTGTATTCCTAATTCTGCGGCCTTTTTCTTTTTTGCTTTTTCTTTAACCTTTTCTATGGGCGAAGCTGCAACGGCAGCAAAACCTGCCACAACGTTTTCAAATATATCTCTGGGTATGGACGCAAATTCGTCAGCAATAATATCGTTGGCGCGTTGACCTCTGATCTTGCTACCATCGCCCAACGGTAGACATGTTATAGTGCTTTGATTGATATGCATAACGCATCTATCAACATCCCTTCTGGGACCGCTGTTCGCGCCACACAAATCTCTCAACACGGGTGCGTTTTTCCATATGGTGTCCATATACTCAAACAAAACCTTGGATTGGCGGAACGCAGCACCAACAACAATAATCTTTCTTCTAGGCATGAACAAAGCGCGAAGAAGAGGGTAAACCGAAAGTATAAACGACTTTCCCATACCTCTGGTTCCTATGAGCATAGGAAATTTTCTATTCCACATTTCGTGTAGCAGTAGAGACTGCATGGGAGCCAAGTCTATGTTTAAAACGTACTTAGCCGCGAAAGAAAAGTATTCAGGACGCATCATCAACCAAGCTATTCTCTCGATTAACTGCTCCTTATCTGCGCCCTCCATAATGAAGTCCATAGGATTAAACAAAGAGCTTTCATCTACATCTATGCCCAGCCAAGCATCTTGTAATTTTTGTTTATCGCTTACCATAGTCTATTCCGTCAGCAAAGCCAAAATAAACAGCCTCGCTTGCGGGCAAATACCAATCTCCATCTTTCATTTTCCTTTTTATGTATGCTTTAGTTTTTGATACGTTATGCTTTCTTTCCTTAAAATATTCGCCGGTCTTTTGACATTTTGCGGCGAATATATCCAACATCACATCTAAATTTTGCCTGTCTAGCTCTGCCCATTTTTGAGCGCTTTGAAAATCACCACTACAATCAGTAGAACCAAAGTGTGCCATAAAGTGTGAATGGGGTGACATCAGCCTATTATCAGCCGCTTGTAGTATTATTCCACTCATCGACTCTGCCTGCGAGTATGTCACAATAGTTACATAAGACTTACAAGCCTGTATCGCATCGTATATAGCCATGCCGCACTGCCAACTGCCGCCAATGCTTTGCATGTTTATTCTTATTTCGTTATTGCTCAAGCAATCTAAATGCCTTATATTCTTTACAAAGTTTATAGCCATTCGGTAGTCTACACCGGGATCATCTTCACCATTGTCTTTGGCTGAATGTAAGTAAATCTCTCTATTCTTAACATCAATTCCGTAGTTATGTATTTCACCAATACTATCTCTAACGTTTGACATTTTTTTCCTTATGAAATAATTCGTTAAGCCTTTTGAATATACTGTTGCATACTATAAAAGCATTCTGTTTATTTCCACAAAACAATATCTTTGTGTCGTACCATATCTGAAACTCTATAACGCATTTTAGCAAGTACTTGCCAGTAACCTTGACCTTTGGCCTCATGCTCATCGGGACTTTTGAATTTTCTGGATACTTCAAAAGATCGTCCATTGAAAACTCGCAAATAATAAAAGAGAACGGGTAGTCTTTCATACGCTCCATCTCGGCCTGAAAAGGTTTCTTTTTTCTGCCAAGATTCATCGCGATTTCGGAGGTGCAGCCTTTTCTTTCTACGCATACAACGTCTTCAAAATCTTGAAGGGTATAGTCTCCAGTGTTCAGAGTTCCGACCTCCATACCAGAACACTTATCATATGGGGAGAAAAACCACCCGTCCTGTTCTCTTGTGTCTTTTATTACTTTATATTTTGGTATCATCTAAAACTTATTTCTTGCGTATTGCTGTTCCATTTTAGCTTAGGGTGCAGTTTCATCTTAGAAACCGCTTTATAAACATCGTTCCAAATAGCAGAATCGCACCCCTTAAATACCGCACTTTTATTTGGATTTTGCTTTATAGCGCTGATAATAGAATCTGCATCAACAGCCGAAACCGATGCTGGCTTTGTATTCCAAGCTTCT